CCGCCCTCTCCCAACTCGCTGCTTTGCGGGAAGAGCTGGAACCGAAGACCGTGAAAGAACTGCTTGAACATGAGCATGTTAAAGCCCTTTCGGCAAAGCAAATCAACGATGTCCTGTCCAAGCTGCATGAGCAGAACAAAGACCTTCAGCAGCGCCTTGCGGACGCCGAGCGGCGGAATGCGGCTCTTACTCAGCAGGTTGATAAAGCCTTTGAGTCAGCTGCTCGCTGGGTAGAGTCGCGTCGTGACGATTACGTCAATGATTACGGTTCTCTTGATCCTGAGACGGGAACGGTTGAATTTCCCGGAAACGGCGAAGAGTACGTCGGCGAACTGGGAGAAATCGCAGAAGGACTGCGCGCCCTCAACAAAACCGAAGAGGCCAAGCCATGAGCGATAAAACCGTAACTATGTCGCGGGAGCTGGCGGAGTCAGCATTGACGATCGTCTCCAGAAACTGCACTTCAAATTGGTCTGCGCGGGTAAAGGACGGTATCGAGTCAGCGCTCGCCGCCCCAGCCGACGAACTCCGCGCCGTTCTCGCTCAGGAAGCGGGGAAGTGCGAGCCGGTGGCTGAGTTGTTAGTTGAATTCTTCGAACATGGGCCTATGGCGGCCATAAACTGGTTTACGCCTTCTGCGTTCGAGCATGGCGCAACGAAAGTCTACACCTCCCCGCCAGCGCCGGTGTCGGTGGTGCTGCCGCCACGTAAACCAATGCCAGATCAAGCCACTTTTGTCGGCGGCAACACCTACTTCTGCAAAATGTTCGACGAGGCTCGCGGGTACAACCAAGCACTCGATGACGTGCAGGCCTGCCTCGGCAAGGTCAAGGAGCTGAATCCATGAGCAGTAAATGCGATGACGATGTTTTCAAGAATGGCCAAAGCGTGTGCTTGGTGGATATCCCAAAAGAAGTCGCCGAGAACATCTGCCGAGGGTTATCGGCTGTTACCGGGTGCAAAATAGATTGGTATTACGCCGGTGGCAGGGTTCACATAAAGGCAATTCCTCCGGCCACGCAAAATAGCCATCATGTCACACCACTTCACCCCCACAACGACGGCCTCGACGAATACCGGCAGCCCGTGCACGTCGGTGAACTTGATCCGGCGCAACGGTTGTCGCTGGCTAGGGGTGAAAAATGGGAAGAATAATTGTTACTGAGGCTCAGCGAGAGACTGCGCACTTGATGCGGCTTGCCGGCAAGACCTGGGCGGCAGTTGAGGCGGTGATCGGGTTTAGTCGCGACACGCTGCGCAGAAACATGAAGGTTAAAGGCCTTGAGATGCAGGGCAAGTTCGGTAAGCTGCCCGTCAGAAAGCTATCGGCGCCACCGAGTGAGATACGGTTCCACGTTATGCGGCTTGGCAACAGAAAGGCCGTGGCTGAGCTGTACGGCGTCGGGCATGTAACGGTTTATCAGGCGCTACCTGTCACAGATATCGATTATTACCATCGCGGGCAGATGGTCAGTATTGGAGGTATCCTGGCTAAGAAGTGCTTCGTCTGCGGAGTTGCCAGGGAACTGGAGCGGTTCCTTGCTAATCCAGCGGCAAAATCTGGCTGCCGGGAAACCTGCGATGAATGCTTATTGAAAGCCAGGATGAAAAAGTATAATGTTCACTAGTCAACGCTTCCAGTGATACCCAGCCGACCTACTAAGTCGGCTTTTTATTGCCCTCGATTTAGCGCTGCATTTTCTACACCCATAAAAAAGCCCATCCGAAGATGGGCAACCGGCAGCACTGACAGGAGCAGATCCGGGTATTCCGAGGCTATGCCGCCGAAGTCTTCATGTCAAGTTTGGCGTAAGGGTCAAGAGGCAAAGCGATAAATGCCCGACCCATTTCTGCGTGATCATCAGCTTCTGATGGGTCGCAGCCAACATGGGTAAAGCGATCCTTACAGTTCGCCAGCATCCAGTTCAGGTTGTCGGCTTCCATGGCGCATAACACCCGACTCTTACCGAGTTGCGACCACCAGATGCGCCAGGCATGGGCGTAGTCGGCGCAGATAATCGTTTTGCCATCGTACTCAGCTTCCGAAACTGGCTCCAGGATAGCGGTAGAGCCAAAGGATGGATTTCCGGCTGCGTACTTGATGGTGCCGTCAGCGGTGATCGCCGCCGCGTTTACTTTTTCGCCGATGTTGTTGATCAGTGGGACAATCAGTGAGCCTTTTATAGTCAGGCACTGGGCATTTGGAGCGGTATTGTTCTGCATAAGGTACTTGTGTTGTTCGGCTGGCTGGCAGCGGGAAAGAATGTCTTCGGATTTCTGGCGGTCTTCGGCGTGGCTGGGTAGATCGCAACGGGTGGCGCGGACGACTTGTTTGCGTGACGCGACGGATCCAGGCTCTAGGACTAGCTCGCCAAGAATAGACTGGACAGCTTCACGGAACCCCATGCCCGGATTCATTGCACGCACAAAGCCGACGGCATCGCCACCAGCGCCGCAGCCCTGGCAATAATAGAAATCCTTCGACTCCACGACGCCGAAGCTTGGCGTCTTCTCTTTGTGGAATGGGCACAGCGTTACCCAGTTCTTGCCAGCCTTTTTCAGGTCCGGCAGATACCCACGAATCACGCCAACAATATCCTCATTGGCACGATCAACGACATGCTGGGGAACGCGATCTTGTTCGCCACTCATTTCGCCGCCAACGCCCGAATGGTCTCGCGCCGACGAACCGGAATCTTCCCGCGTGACTTCCAGTTGTGGTAGATCGAAACGCTGACGCCCAGGACACCACACAGCCTCGGTACGCCGCCAAACTTCTTCGCCAAATCAGCCAACAGCCTGGCATCCTCGCTATCCTTGATGGAATCCTGGCCTGGCACCGGACCCGGAAACTTGCGCTCCCAGTCCTTAGCACTCAGGTCTGGCCGGAACTCTTCCTTCTCGCGGCCAGTCGCTTCAGCCAGCAATCTGGCGCCACGCATCGAGATCTTTTCGAGCTGAACCCAGGTGCTGATAACCGTGCTGGCGACACCAATCTTTTCGGCCAGCAGGACGGAAGACCCGAACTCCTGGATCACGGACAGCAGTGCTCGCCCGCAATCGCCGGACTGAGCCAGTCGAGCATTTCGTTGCTGCAAGGATTCCCGCATATTTGTTATTCCAGTTGACATAGTGATATTCAATGCTGATAATATCGCGAAACGGCTACTATGGCAATGACGGGAGAAACGAGATGAGCGAGTGGATAAAGTGCAGTGAGCAACTTCCGGCCTGCCAGCATGAATGCACGACTGAAGATGTAATGGTCTCGCAATCAGTACTGGTATGTGACGGCGGCGCGCAATCTCTTGGCATGGCTCACATGAGGGAAGATGGCTCATGGAAGATGTACGGCGGCGACCATGATTTCATGTATCCAGACCCAATCACTCACTGGATGCCATTCCCGGACTCGCCCCAATGAAAACCCACTGCCGCTGCCGAACCTGCCGATCAAGGCGGAAGCTGCCGAAGCATCCAGGCGACTACCGGATGCGCAAGAAATGCCCGCTCTGCAAACGAGATCATTTCTCGGAAAGCAATGCTTGCCAGACAGAAAAATGCGGATTCGTCGGCATGATGACTACGCCTAAATGCCGGTCTTGCGGAAGTCGAGAGTACGTAGTCGATCAGTACCGAACTGATGGCAAGGATGCGCGCCCGACATGCTCAAGCAAACAGTGCTGCCCGTATCCGCACCGAATGGGGTCGAACAATTTACTGCCAGCGCACGGCGAGCTGAATTGCCTGTTCGACGCTGACGGAAGCTACAGAGATTTTTCGGGCGACTTTTGTTATCGCGACAACAGTTGATTGATTGTTGTTGTTTGGATATAGTCGCTAACACTTTAGAAAGGAGCAACACCGATGGCCTTCACTTTGAACAACATCGCATCCGACAAAGAAAACACGGCAGCCAAGCGCGGCGATGCAATCCGCGCACAACTCAGCAAAATCAAGATCGTCAACGGTTTCAATGAGCGCGATTTCAAGCGTGAAGACGTGAGACTACATATCGCGTCAATCGTCGCGTCACTGATTGCTGGCGAGCCCATCCCGTCGCTCGTGGTCTGGACCAATCCTGAAACCGGTGATATCGAGCTGGTAGACGGCGAGTGCCGCTACTGGGCCTACACTGATTTCGCCGAGACGTATCCTGATCGCTTCGATGGTTACGTCAGCGTCGTGCCGTTCCAGGGTACGCCAGCCCAGCGCAAGGCCATGGTCGCCAAGAGCAACAGCCAGTTGCCGCTTGACCCGATTCAGCGCGGCAGGGTTTACCTCTCTTTGCGCGACGACCACGGCATGACCCGCCAGGAAATCGCGCTGGACATGAACAAGTCGCTAGCGCATATCGACCAGCACATCCTGCTGGCAAGTGGCTCCGAAGAAATTCACCAAGCCGTCGAGCGCAAGGAAATCAGCGCTACCGAAGCAACAAAACTCATCCGCGACCACGGTTCCGATGCGCCTGCCGAGCTGGAGCGCCGCAAGGAGGCTGCCAAGGAGATTGGCAAGGACAAGGTTACGGCTAAGGTTGCGGCGCCTAAGAAGGCTTCAGCCAAGCGCGAATGGCCCGTCAATCTGGTTGCATCGTCTCGCGCCATCGCTGGAAGCCTTGGCGAAGGGTTGTTGCAGGCCGTCGTCCTCGGCAACTCTTCCGAACTTGTCGAGATCCGAGCCGACCTCCTAGCTGAGCTGCTCATGGCTATTGGCGACATCGCAGAGGAAGAACTCCCAGACGCTCCTAACACCGCTCAGCTCGACATGCTTGGCGAGGCGGTATGAATGAGCTGGCTCTTTTCGCGGGCGCTGGTGGTGGAATACTTGCAAGCCAAATCATCGGCGCCAATACGGTCTGCGCGGTCGAACGGGATGCCTATGCCGCAGGCATACTTGCCCAAAGACAGAATGATGGACTACTCCCGGCTTTCCCGATCTGGGATGACGTTAGCACCTTTGATGGGAAGCCTTGGCGAGGAATTGTTGACTTGGTATCTGGTGGATTCCCCTGCCAGGACATTAGCGCCGCAGGATCTGGCGCCGGGATCGAAGGTTCAAGATCGGGACTTTGGAAGCAAATGCTTAGAATTGTTGGCGAGATACGACCTGGATTCGTCTTCATGGAAAACAGTCCGCTCATCATCAGAAGAGGTCTTGCCGTGGTCATCAGTGACCTTGCCGAGATCGGGTACGGCATGCAATGGCTGTGTTTATCCGCAGCCGAGTGCGGCGCCCATCATGGACGAGATCGTTTCTGGGGTCTGGCCTACCCCGACATGCAAAGGCTTGGATGGCGGCAGCAACTCCAGGAAGGCGGCGAAAGCTCGGGGCATGTGGCCAACGATTACAGTTCACGGCAACTACAACCGCAAGGGCGCCAGCAAGACGAGCGGCGACGGACTGATAACGGCCATCTGGCGGACTCCGAATGCGTCGGATTCCAACAAGTGGAGCAATCAGTCGCTAGCCGAGCGCCAGGAGAAGGGGCAGCAGATCAGGCTGAACACGCAAGTATCTCCAGAGGGTGGCAAGGGTGGCCTGCTGAACCCAATGTGGGTCGAGTGGCTGATGGGGTGGCCTCTCGGGTGGACAAGCTTAGATGTCTTGGAAACGGACAAGTACCAAGAGTGGCTGCGGCAGCATTCGAAATATTGATGGGCAGAATATCCTGCCGAGAATCAGAACAGCTTTGGAGCAACGAATAATGGAACTGAAATTCTACGTCAACCACAAGACCAGAATCTGCCGCGTACTCCATCCCGGCGACCTGGCGAACCTGGCCGATGCCGAGAAACAAGGCTTCGTCGAAGTAACCGGCCCCGAGCAAGACGCATTCCGGGCTGAAACCAAGAAGGCGGTAGACGCTGGATGGAAGCCTGCCGCTCGCATCAGTTACGCAAGATTCATGGAAGTGCATGGGGGTGAGGAATAATGACTATCGTTAAATGGGCTGTATCGCCATTCAACTCGTCTCCAGCGCGCCAAGAATATTCCCACGAAACCGCGAAGTTCTACATGCATGCACGTGGTCGTGGTCGCGACTCAAAGGAAAGCACCTGGCTGCGCTATTTTGACTCCGAGCAAGAAGCCCTGGAATTCATCCGCCAGCGCAAAGAAAACAAGGTCGAGCAGAAACGAGTCGACCAGATCAAGCGGCATGCGGTTGAGTTGCTTGAGGCGCTGGAGAAGATGCTTGATCACTTCGAGGGAAATATTCCTCTGGAGTTGTTTGAGTTCGCTGAGTCTGTCGTCGCCAAAGCAAAAGGAACTGAGTGATGGCGATCCAATCCATTGAAGACTCTAAGCGACTGCGCGAAGAGGGAAGGCGTCTTGGCCGAGCGGGCATGAGTCAGCGCGCCCACGCGTTGATTGCCGAATACATGACCAAGTATCCGGGCGGCCATTACATCGAAGCCATCACCCTGGCGGGACGTCTTCATGCTATCTCTCTGGCTTCACGCTGCGACGGTTATTGGCATGAGAAATCCAGCATCGGGTTCCGCAATGAGATCTGGGATATTCAGAAATTTGAACCGGAACCAGTCGCCGCCGAGTAGACCTGGCTGCTGGGAATTGGTATTGTTGGGTTTGCGTAGCCCGTGAGACGGTGAGGCAAATCAGGATCGACGGCTAACCAGAGCCTTTTGATGTTCGCTGTTCCTAGCAGGATTGACCGCCGTCGATCCAAGTCCTGCCAGGAGTCTCACCAGCGAACAGTCAAAGGGCTTTTTTGTGGGTGAGGTTTATGCCGGGCGCATTTGGAGTAAGAAGAAAAACCAGACTTGTTCACGGGGTCGGAATTAATGATGCCGACTATGTGACGCAGAAAAAAATCAAGGATGAAAACGGTATGGTTCGAGTAGAGTATTGTCCGTTTTATCAGACCTGGATAAATATGCTTAAGCGGTGCTATTCATCCGCTTATCAGTCGGTACAGACAACATATATCGGATGCTCGGTATGTGAAGAGTGGAGAAGATTTAGTAGCTTCAGAGGCTGGATGATGTCTCAGAAATGGGAAGGCATGCAGCTAGACAAAGATCATACTTCTCCTGGAAATAAAATCTACAGCCCTGATTTTTGTGTATTCATACCGCAGGCATTGAATCTGTTTTTGAATGATCAGCGCAGGCAGCGAGGTGAATGGCCTATCGGTGTAACGTACAACAAGAGGTCTCGCGTTTTTATTGCTCAGTGCTGTAATCCTTTTAGCGGCCAATATGAAAACCTAGGCAGGCACAAGACGCCAGAGCTTGCCCATGAGGCGTGGAGAAAAGCCAAGCACAGACATGCATGCCGATACGCCGACATGCAGACTGATCCAAGGATTGCCGCGGCTTTGCGTATTCGTTATCTGATGGAGGATTTGTAATTGGGACTTTTAAGCCATCAAAAACCAGTAGTTGCAGCGCTGACCAAGCATTTTAAAACACGGCAAACAGTCAAGTTCGGCGAACGTGATATCCATCCACCAGTAATAGTCTCGGCTTCCGTATCAAGCGGGAAGTCCGTGATGCTCGCCGAGTGCGCCAAGGCCGTGAAAGATGCGGCTCTCGCAAAAGAAAAACCATCGACAGTGTTCGTTATGGTAATTCAAAACCAGGGGCTCCTCTGCGCCCAAAATAGCGCGGCAGCTTGGGATATAGGGCTGAATAACTCCGTGTTTTCTGCTTCGTGTGGAGGTCGCAAGAGCACTCATTATTCAGTCGTCTATGGAACTATCGGGACCATAGCTAGAGCGCTTGAGACATACAGATTCAGCGCTTACACCCCTGAAGAATTGGCGATGTCGCCCGAGCAGCGCTTTAGGCTTAACAAGTGGTTCCCGGACTTAATCCTTATTGATGAAGTGCATCAAGTTCCTTTTGAGAACGTTGAGGCGCAATACATGAAGGTCCTGAATCACTTCTATGATATGAAGCCGCACCTAAGGCTTGCCGGAATGACCGGCTCCCCTTTCCGTGGCTCGAACTCCATCGTCGGAACTACCCTCGAACATCTCTGGAAATCGGTAGCCAGCATAGAGCCTGGAGACCCTGACTATCCGCCAGGTGGTGTCGGTAACGGCATAATCTCTACCGAGTTCAGCGCTGATCAAGGCTGGATTCTCAGCCCGATATTTGGGTATCCAGACGACGAGAATATCCGGTATGACTTCTCCCATCTGGTCGATCAGGATTGGGCGTACCCAGAGTCAGATCTGGATGCCGCCGTCAGCGACAAAGCTTTGTGCCTATCTATCTGCGCCGACTTCATCAGGAAAACAGTCGACCGTAAAGGCGTGCTTATTTTTGCTGCCACCAAACGACACACTAGGCAGATCGCGGCAGCCCTGAAACTGCTCGGCGTCGATCCAGAGCAAATCGGCGTGATAACCGAGAACACTCCGCAAAAAGAGCAGACCAGAATTTTGGATGCAGCAAAGGCCGGCAAGCTTAAGTTCACCATCAACGTCTCAGTGCTGACCACGGGGGTCAATGTAGCCTGGTGGGATTCAGTCGTGTTCATGCGCCCAATCGCCTCAATTGTTCTGCTGATTCAAGCCATTGGTCGTGTCTTGCGACTGCTAATCGAAGACGGTGACGTCCCAATGCTGGAGCGTGACGCGCTTACCGCTGAGATGCGTAAATTGCTGATCGCTGCCAGCAATAAACCAGATGCGCTGGTCCTTGATTACGCGAATGTTATGGACACTCTCGGTCACCTTTACGAGAGCCCCATCCTGGAAGCGGCCGAACTGGACAAGGCCAAGAAGGAAGGTAAAGAGCTGATCGAATGTCCAAAATGCATGAAAGATCATGGCATTCAAACGATGAACAGCCCGAACGCTCGCCGCTGCATTGGCAAGACAGGAAAGGATCCGCTGACTGGCGCCGCTCAACGCTGTGATCACTTCTGGCACTTCCGGTTATGTCCTGGATGTGGCACGCAAAATGATCAGGTTGCCCGTGAATGTCGCAATGCTGAATGCCGTCGACTTCTCGTGGATCCCAATGCAAGTCTTAACGGCAAGCACTACGTATCAGGCGAGTCGATCCCGGTCCGAGCTATGACCGCAGGCGCCGGATCCGGCGGAAAATTCTTCATCCGCTACGAGCTATCGACGGGCGACACACCAATCGAAATCTTCTACCCGCATGCAGGCGCCGATCCGCAGAAGAAGAAGATCAACACGGCCATATGGGCGAAGTTTGTAGATCAGTTGCCGATTGATTCCAGGTCGAAGTTTCGATTGAAGGCGATGAAGGCTTCGACGGTTGCTGAAAATCTGGAGCTGATACCGGTTCCGAATGAGATATCGGCACGTAAGAAGGGCGAGAAGTGGACTGTAGGCCGCAGATGGTATGCGGAGACTGAGAATTTTATGGAGGCGACGGCATGATGATCGCGGCATTGTTTGTCCAGAAAGACGGCTGCTACGCCAATGACTCATCGGTCGATGCGTGGCCAGAGGATCGCGATGCTCGCCTGTATCGTGGAAGTCTTCCGGTGGTTGCGCATCCACCTTGCCAGCTTTGGGGGCCGATGGCGGCAGTTAACTTCAAGCGCTGGGGTGGCGAGCACAATCGCCCAGGCAACGATCACGGCTGTTTTGCATCAGCCCTTGCCAGCGTCCGTGAGTTCGGCGGCGTACTTGAGCATCCGGCAAAGACACGGGCTTGGGTTGCGCACGGCCTTACCAAGCCGACAACTATCGGCTGGCAACGTTGTGGGAATGGCTGGGTATGTGAGGTATGGCAGTCCGCGTACGGTCACCGAGCAAATAAGGCGACCTGGCTCTATTACTCTGGCGTGCGCAAGCCTTTCGATCTTGATTGGTCGAGGCCAAAGGGAACGCATCAGATTGGTTTTCATGATCAGCGTGGGAAGGCTGCCAATAAACCCACGCTGTACAAGCGAGAAGCCAATGCTACGCCGCCAGCATTCAAGGAGGTTCTGATTCGTTTGGCGCTCCATTCGAGGGCAATAGCATGAACAGCTGGGATGACGTCAGAAGCTACGCGGCCACATTGATTTGCGGGATACTCATTGGCTGGTTGTTCGGCTGGATTCATGCTCACGGCACCGTCGCTAGCGAGTGCAAAAAACTCGGCAGCTTCTACGTCGGCGAAGTCGTATTTGAGTGCGAGAAGGTTGCGCAAAAGGTTGCTGCCAAGTGATCCGCATCTACGACAGCGGCTACCGAGGCGAATGCCGGCAAGAATGGCCGGAGCAAATCGACTGCATGGGCTGGCTGGAATTCAACCACCCTGATCGCTGGCCCTTGTGCTTTCACGTCCCGAATGAGGTGACCGTTGATAAGCGAAAGCCTGGTTGGGCGCAACACCTAGCTAAGCGGCAGAAAATGGGCGTGAAGAATGGTGTCTCAGACATCATTGATTTTGGAGTCATCCGGGGCGCGTTCGAGTTGAAAAGACTGGATCGCACCCAGTCGCCAATCAGGAAGGAGCAGAAGGAATTCCTGCAATCGGTAGACGACTCAGGAGGTTTTGCAGCCATCGTCTACGGCTTCGAGCAATTCAAATTGGCCTACGCCGATTATCTTGAGTTTGTTCGGTTGCGCAGTTGACATAATGATTATTCGGGGATAATCTTTGCTTAACGAAACGGAATTACATGGAGAAAGACGAAATGATCAGGCAATACAACGTGATTTGGGTACGTGACGACAAGGGTACTCGCGGACAGTTTAACGCCACTCCGATGACCCACGCTGAAGCCTGCACCTTCAAGTCCAAGATCACGAACTACCCGTGGCGCCGAGTGCTTCTTGAAGAGGTTTGATAACCGAGTCCCCCACTGAGCGGGCCTTGCCAGTACCAAAATCCCCCGACAGGAGTGTCACATGAATCAAGAAGAGCAAACCAGGTTCGAGCATTTTGTCGCGAACGCCAAAGCGGATATTGACACGTACCGCCAGAACCTGAAAGGCGATGGCTCATTCCAGTATCTGGATCAAGCCACTCAGCTCGAGAAACTGCAAATCAATCTAAGCCATCGCATGATGACCTATCTGTTCGGCGAGCGGATGGGCGACCACAACTGGCAAAAGTTCTCGGTTGAGTGCAGCCACAACCTGCTGCGCTTTTTCCGTCAGCTCCACCATGAGGATCGTTTTTTCATTATTTACGAGCTGAAAAATAACGACATGCTTTTCGCAAATTCCTGACAGGAGCACCACATGAACGCAGTAGCTATGCAGCATCAAACATCACGCACCATCGAACTCCCGCTGTCCCGCGATTACGTCCGTCACTGGGGTGTCCGCGAGGCCGTCAAGGAGCTGATCCAGAACGCCATCGACAGTGACTCGCCATTCGAGTATTCGTTCTACGGCGACACGCTGACGATCACCAGTCGCGAGTCCAGCCTTGAATCGAGAACCTTGATTCTCGGCGCCACCAGTAAGGCCGACAAAGCCGACAAAATCGGCAGCTTCGGCGAAGGCTACAAGATCGCCTTGCTGGTCCTGACTCGCGAAGGTCTGCCGGTCTACGTCCGCAACGGCTACTACGACTGGGTGCCGTCATTCGTTCACAGCGAGAACTACGGCGACGAAGTGCTGTGCATCACCGAGCATCCAGCCGAACGCGTCGGTCAAGGCCTGGAGTTCGTCATTGGCGGCCTGAGCCATCAGCAGGCGAGCGACATTCGCGATAGCTGCCTGTTGATGCAGGATGAAATGAACGACGCTATCCAGGCTGTCCAAGGCCGCATCCTGCCTAGCCGTCCTGGCAAGCTGTACGTCGGCGGCCTGTACGTCTGTGACACCAAGCTGTCCTACGGCTACGACATGAAGCCGGAATACCTGAAGCTTGAGCGTGACCGGATGACCGTCAGTGACTTTGACGTCAAATGGCAGGCCAAGGATATGTGGTTCTCCACAAAGCAGTGGGATCGCATTGCCGAGCTGATGGAGGCTAATACTCCGGACCTGGAATACGCTGAGCATGGCTGCCCGGAACTGGTCAAAGAAGCCTGCTTCCGTCAGTTCCAGAAGAACAACCCTGGCGCAATCGCTGTGTCGAGCCAGAAAGAAATGGAGGCGGCTGTCGCTAAGGGGATGACGAAGACCGTTTATTGCGGCGGCAGCTACTACTCGGCGGTCACAAAGTCAGCAGGCTACGAAACAAGCGTCGGTCACCTGGTTCGCGTTGCAACTCCTGCCGAATACCTGAAAGCCTGGGCTGAGCAGAATCAGCGCGGCATGAGTCATCCGTTGCGGATCGCATTTAAGGCTGTGATCGCTGCTGCCGCTGAATGGCGCACAAAATAATCACTATCTCAATCAAGGCGGTGATATAGTCGCCGCTTGAATCCTATGACAGGGGTAAGAAAGATGAGCAAGAAAGATAACGGCGGTCCGGCGTTTCCGAAAGAGTCCGATTACGGCTTTAGGGGTATGAGCCTACGCGATTACTTCGCGGCAAAGGCGATGGCATCGTTAACAACCGTTTATTGGGAGATCGAAGAACAGTATTCGGGAGGTGATGCGCTGATCAAGTGCCAAGCAGAAACCGCGTACCAGATGGCTGACGCCATGCTTGCGGAGCGCGCCAAATGACCGCCCAAGCCAAAACCCCGTCAGTCCGCATCTTCACGCCTGACGCCCTAAGCAACGAGGACTATCAAGCCCTGCCTCAGCGCTCCGGCAGCTTCCTGCATCGCCTGCTGACCCATTCTCCAGCCAAGGCCATGTTCGGCGAGATCCCGTCACGTAAGGCTCTCGACTTCGGCATCTGGTCGCACGCCATGATGCTGGAGCCCGAGCGATTCGCTGAAGCCTACTGCCGGGACTTCGATCCAAGCATCTATGAATCGATCATGACCAAAGGCCAGGACTACAAGGACTGGCTCAAGGATCGCGGCATGAAGGTGTCCGGCACCAATGCCGAGTTGATCGAGCGGATCCTGGAGACCAAGGAAGCCGTTCATATTGAAGATGTTGAGCGTGATAAGTATCGCATTGAGCGTACGGCCGCACTTCGCGACGACGTCGAATTCATCCCTGTCGCCGACTACGACAAAATCGAAGCCATGCGTCATTCGTTAATGCTGGACGAAGACCGCGCCAAGATGTTCGCTGGCGGCTTCTCGGAAATGTCGATTGTGACCGACGAGTTCAAGTGCCGTCCGGATCTGATCACGGCTGGCGAATGGCTGGCTAACTATAAAACCACGCTGGATGCCGAGCCTGAGAAGTTTGGCCGCAAGGCTACTGACATGGGCTATCCGATGCGTGCCGTGCTGGAGTGCGAGCTGTTCAAGCAGGCATACGGTCACTATCCGGCTGGCTATGCAATCGTTGCACAGGAAAAGGATATTCCTTATCTCTGTAAAACGTTTGTGATTATGGATCGGTCGCGTAGTGGTCGAATTGATCCGTCGTCGCCTGAGTGGCATGCCGAGCAGCCAGCAGCCTGGCAGCTAGGTCGAAAGCAGCTGGGCGCCGCAATCAAGAAGTACCGGGCTTGCCGAGATGCTAATTCGTGGCCTGGTCTTGGCGGCGCTGAGGATTTGCCGATTTCTGAATGGGTGCTTAAGCGTGAGGGGGTTTTGTGATGAGTGAGATTGATTGGAGTTTGGCACCTGAAGGGGCAACGCACGGCCGTAAAACGTATAGTGGGATTGATTGGTATAAAATTATTGATGGCGATTTTTTCTATCTTGCTAATAGCGAGCACTGGGACTTAGCCGTCACAACAATGTCGATGTGCGAGATTCGTCCGGCAAAAAAAGAATGGACCGGCGCAGGCCTGCCGCCTGTTGGGACGGTGTGCGAATTCGCTGGAGGTGCTGAGCGCCCTGAAGATCCATTCGACAAAGATCTGAAGGAGGGCATGAAGGTAACAATCATCGCTCACTTCAAGAGCGGCGATTTCACGCTGGCAGCTTTCACCTTTGATCCTGAAAATCCAGATCGCGGAATGGTGCAAGTCGAGCAGGGTAACTTCGGTTGCTTCCGCCCCATCCGCACGCCCGAGCAGATTGCGGCGGAAGAGCGTGAAAAATTTATCAGCGAGTGCGGCGATTTTGCCAGCGTAACAAGCGATTGGCGCGACGTATTCGGGATGATGTTCGACGCCGGCTACCGCCGTTTCGAAATCACAGACGTCAGCGATCCGGCGTGATATAGTTATTATTCAAATCCTGACAGGAGCGGTAAACAATGAGTGATGCGACCTACAAATACAGCCTAAAGTCGGCGAGCAGCTACAAGTCCGATCAGTCCGGGGATATCACGCCAGAGCGGCATGGCGTTGTCTGCGCCGCGCTTGCCGGCAAAATCCCAGACGACCTTGATCTTTTGAGGGCGGCTCCAGATCTTCTCGTTCATCTCATTCTGGCCGCCGAAACTCTGCGCCGTTACGAGACCCTGCATCGCGCCAAGAATACCGAAGAGAGCACCGTCAAGGCTGACGTCAATGCTGACCTTGCTGCTCGATTCGAGGCGACGATTGCCAGGGCGAAAGAGGACGCTCAATGAGTATTTTAAATATCCGCCCAGCAGTCCGAGAAGGGGCGCGCCTGGTCATCGGCATTGCTGGCGTGTCTGGATCGGGAAAGACCTTCACAGCCCTGCAGATGGCCTGGGGCATGGCGAAGGGCGATGCCAGCAAAGTCGGTCTGCTCGATACCGAGAACAAGCGAGGCAGTCTGTACAGCGATATCCTCGTCGACAAAAACGGTAACGCCAACCAGTTCATGATTGGCGACCTGTATCCGCCGTTCTCGCCGCAGCGCTACTCGGAGGCGATCAAGGAATTCCAGGCTTCAGGAGTTGAGGTCTTGGTTGTCGACTCAGGGTCTCACGAATGGGAGGGCGAAGGCGGCTGCGAAGACATCGCCGACGACGGCGGCAAGGTGGCGAACTGGAAGAAGGCTAAGCGCGAGCACAAGCGCTTCATGAATACCCTGCTGACTTGCGACATGCACATCATTCTGTGTCTGCGCGCCAGAGAGAAAACCAGTTTCAAAAACCCAGCCAAACCAGAAAGCCTGGGCATCCAGCCAATCTGCGAGAAAAACGTACTTTTCGAGATGACGGCAAGCATGCTGATCCACGATCAGGGCTCGTTTCGTGAGATCCTGAAGTGCCCAGCCGACCTGCAAGGCATCCTCGGCAAGCAAGACGGATACTTGGGTGCCCGCGAAGGCCTTGCGCTGCGTCAATGGGTAGACGGCGGCGCCAAACTAGACCCGGAAGTAGAGCGAGCCCGCAACACGATCCTAAGCCACACAGCGGAAGGCCTGGCAAAGGTCGAGGAACTCTGGTCGGCACTGGCAGCCAAGACGAAGAAATCCCTAGGCCAACAATTCATCGATATGGCCCGCAGCTCAGCTCAGGAGTTTGACGCTCAGGCGGCAGCTCGAAATGCCGGTCAAGAGGATGATCTCGACATGTCCTCTGGCGGCTTCAATCCAATGACGGCCGTGGCTCAGGATGTAGTGGCCGCTCACAAGGCTGAGGATGAGCCGCCGCAGTACGATGACGATCCGTTTGCTGATTCTGCCGCGTAAAGCAAGAGCCCTCCAAGTGAGGGCTTTTTTGTGGGCGATTGATCGAAAGTGGTTTGACATAGTGATTATCTTGAAATAGTATCTGGTTATCGAAACGCAGCACTGACAGGATATTCGCCATGTGCCTCGCCCAAGTCACTCAGTGGAACAACAAAGGTTGCTACCGTCTGAACTCGGATTCGCTGGACGAGATCCGTACCTGGGCGAAGTCGGTCGGCAAAACTGGTGATGAGCTGATGATTGTGCGTAATGGCGACTCACTGAAGAATGCTCGCAAAATTATTATCTGATCAGCGTAACGGGAGTAACCGAAATGGGAATTTTCGCCTTCACATTCTTCTGCCTCTTCATGACTCGCGACGCGAAGTCGGTGAAAGTGGCAACCAAGTACACCAAGCAAGCTTAATCGCCAAGATAAAACGACAGGAGCATTACCCATGGCCGCACGTAAACAGATGTCACTGAAACAAATGGAAGTCCAAGCAAAAGCCGCCTGCTTCGACTGGAACGCCAAATACCCTGACGGCACGCTGGTCAGCTACGAATCGATTGTAGGTCGCGGCGAAACCAAGCGCGGGCAGACTACTGGCGAAGCATTTGTGTCGAGCTGCGAAGCCGTTGTTTTCGTCAGCGGCATTTCTGGCTACGTCTCGCTTGGTCACTGCACTGCTATTCAGGAGGCGTAGCCATGCCAGCCCTACTAACAGCAATCGTAATCACCTGCGGCGCGCTTAAGTCCTCCAACGAAGTGCTAGCCTGCCGCGCCCAGGTTTATCATGGCGCCTATGCCGAACCGGTCGCCTGCGGTAAGACAGCACAGGAACTCGCCCTTGAGTTTGAGCGCAACATCGTCGCGGCAGGAACCATGACGAAGACCAGCTCACACGGTGAATGTGTATCTGCCGCCGACACTGCTGACGTCACGGCTTTCCTTCCGCAATTCATGCGCGAAAAGATGGGCGCCGTATCAACTAGGGTCGTTCATCTTGATCTGGTTGATGGCGTGGCTGTTGAGCGGAAGTCCGCGCCGGCTAAGAAGGCTGTTAAGGGTGCTTCGATATGAGCGTCGTAATCGACATCGAGAAAATCAAGAAGGCCGCCCAGCTGTCAGTTGACCGAGAGTTTGCCATCCCGGAAGCCGGCGATGAAGATCGTCGCTATACAGGGCCTGAAATCGCATGGCTTGATTTTGTGAGCCTGGCTACTCCGGCTGCGGTGCTTGCGCTGCTGGCGGAGAGAGACCGGCTTAAGGCTGAGCTTGATTGCGCTGTCGGTGACCTGAGAACAGCACTCCAAATCATCGAGCGGAATCGACACGCCGCCGATAGCCAGCTGGTGAGCAAATGAAAGCCGAAATGTCCGAAGACGGCGTAATAACTATCCGGCCTGAATCATCGGTTGAGGCTTATGCTTTGCGACGACGGATGGCCTGCGAGGACTTCCAGGTCCAGGATGCAGCAACATCAAAAGTCTGCATGCATACCATGGCTAGGATTTGCATAAATGCGACCTGGCCGCAGGAGCCGCCAAAATGAACAACGACCAATGCGTAGATCTCGGATCTGACATGTGGCTGCTGCTGGCTGACACCTTCAAGGCCGCAATGGAAGCCGACGGCATAACTGATATCGCTGATCAGGCGCTGGTTTACGCCGGTTTCATCAGTACGATGTCCGGTTTCATGCTCGCCGAACTTGGCCCCGAAGCCACTCGGATGATTCTCGACCAGGCCAAAGACGGCTGCGCCAAATGCATGCGGTCTCAGTTTGTGGTGGTGCCGAAATGAGCAGGCCGGATTGGAGTAAAGCGCCAGATTGGGCGAAGTATTTAGCAATGGACGCTGACGGTGGTTGGTGGTGGTTTGAGGCCCGCCCAACAATGAAGGCGAGTATCTGGGAGCTGCCTAAGCTTACGAACTTTTCTTTTGCGCTGGCAACTGACCATCTGCCTGATTTTTCTGAAACCTTGGAATCGCGACCATGACCCCATTCGAACAAGGCTACAAAGATTTCCTCGACGGCAAGCCAAAAGACAGCAATCCATTCGACGATAAGTCGCCGTGGTCGGCCAACAAGTGGATTGATGGCTGGACTAAGGCGCAAGCTGACAGGAGATCGAAGCGATGAGCAATATTTCAGCAACAGTAAAAGTTCGCCTTGAAATTGAGGTGACCATCGGTAATTGGTCTGGCGGCGAGACTTTTGAAGGCCTTCGTGATCTGGCCATTCGTGAGTCAAAGCAGAAGGTTTTCAATGCCTTCGCCAATGCTGCCGGCTGCCGGATTATCGGAGAGCCAAAGTCGATCAACGTTTCGCTGGAAGGCGAGATCAAGCCATGACCCTCCTAGTCCTAGCCAGCACCGGCAGCAAAATTCAGTCATGGGCGAGAGCGCATACTGTTCGAATCGGCTTATGCCGTCCGCAAATCTGCGATGACGCGACCAGTGACGGGCCGCATTGTAAGGTTAAATTTAAGGGGTAAGTGATGAGCCACAGCAAATGGCATTGCGGCATCTGCGGAAAATCCGATTGCAAGTGGCGGCCATCGCCACCTAATCCGCCACCGATGCGCGGGCCAGCAAAAGAATCAGGTATTGGCGGTTACCTTCTAATCATTATCTTTACGCTAGCCACGGGAGTCACTGCTGGCTGGCAAATGCATGGAGGGGTCTGTTTGTGAGTGGCGCCAACTGGTCAAAAGCCCCGCACGACGCAACCCACTTCGGGCCGGACTCAAAAAGCTATTCAGCCTGCTACTACAAAAAGGTCGACGGAGTCTGGTATTTCAACAAGGCTTGGTGCGCCGGTAAATACTGGCATCCTATGAGTAAGCCGCCGAGCAAGTTTCGATTTGGCAAGATGGAGAAGCGACCGGGATTGATTCCGCAGATGGATAAAACAAGGCGCCACTAGGGCGCCTTTTTTATAGCTGGCGGTGCGCTTCTTTTTCCTAGTTCTGAGCGGCATAACTGAAGTAGTGAGTACTGCTCAGCTAGGCCGCGCTCCAGGGCGAAATAATAGCCCGTAGCAGTGGCGTCAAGTTCTGCGGTTCCGGCACCAGCTCTGCCGGCATCGGCTCCGTTGGAGGGCACACCAGCGGGACACTTGGCCTTGATGTACAGCCGCTCAGGGCCAGCAGTAACACGACGCTCAAGATCATTGATTTCACGTTCTGCCCCTGACTTATATTCGATGAATGCTGTGCGGAATGATTCTGTCTCTTCGCGAGCCTTTGTCATTTCCGCATTGATAGCGTCTACGGCCGCGACAGTGGCGCTCGCTGAGGCAAGACTGATCGACGCTACGTCGTTATCCCAGCGAATCCCTTGGATGTACCAGGCTCCGCTAGCGCCAATGAGAAGCGCGACGCAATAGCCGTAGAGTGGGCTCATGAGTCCAGAACCCCGCCCTTTGTCTGGTAGATACCGATCAGTCGATCTGTCGTATGCTCGTGCTGGCCGTAACCTGCGCCAGGCAGCGACGCCCAGCGTGACCGGCACTTGTGCAGCGCCGAGGCAATGCGCCCCGCATTCACGTCATCCATCGCCTTGCACTCTTTGATTAACTGGATAGCGATCTTGTCCTGACTGGCTGGAGAGAAGTCGGGGAGCTTTAGCTGCTTCTTGTAGGCATCGTAGTAGCGAGCCAGCACCTGGTAACGGCCGGCAGCCGTGGACTTAATGCCGAGCTTCGGCAAATCAACAAGCTTTCGCGGGTGATCCGCATAGCTGGAGAATAGCCCGCCGCCGACAATCACGTCGTAACCATGATCCTTGCTTGGCTGCCCCGGCTTATCCGTCCCTTCGCTGAAGGCAATTGTATCGAGGAATGCACTAAGGTTTGTCATGCCGACGGACCAGAGACTGATACCTGCTTGACCTGGAGCGCCAAGAAGGTCGCAACCGACAGGCCAAGCATGATCAGTTTGTAGGTCTGCGGCTCAACGAATTCCTGAATCGACGGCATGAATCCGAGGATGTCGTTAACGTTGATGGTCGCGACAAGCGCAAGCAGCCAGGTCGACCAGCGCTTATACCAGGCTTTCCAGTTCGGGATTAATTCGAGCACGGAGATTTCCTCTTGATCAAGTTCTAATTCTCGGACGCAGCGCCAGTATGAGTCCAGCCACGATCATTAGCACGGCATGGGCGACGGCTGACCACTCGACATGCCAATTGCCTTCAATGGTGCGCAGGATCGCCCAGGCAGCAGCGGCGCCTAACAGAACGATAGGCAGGCGGACAAGATGGTTGGTTGACTTGGACATGCGGCCCGCGACACACACGCAGACCATCAGGCAATAAAACGACGACACAAGGGCGGGGATAATTAATACGCTGAGAAAGTTCATTCGCCAGCCTCCGGGACTTTGCTCTTGGTGAACCGCTCGACAAGGCCGAAAACCAGCGGGACCAATTTCATACCGAGCAGACCAACCCAAAAGTACAGAGTTCCAAGGATAGCCGTCTCGATTGGAAAGGTAGGCCACTCCCAAAGGATCGCGTAGTAAATCGCTGGCGAACTGGCGGCGCTAATGCATGTTCCTGCGCCAACTTTGATTATGGCCTGCCTGCGATCTTGCGGCGGCCAAAAAGAAAGCGCAACCAGTGCGCCTAAAAATGCGAGGGCTAGCAGATCGGCACGCAGAAGTGAGGCTATGTTTTTTGCGGGGTCATCCACGGTGATGCCTCCATATCGGCGCAAGTATCGTCAGGCAGTTGTTGCGCCAGGTCCACTTTGTCCCGATCAATGCATCTAGGCCTTCGATCAGCTCTTGGGAGGCTTTGCCGCCTCGCTGCACATGATAGCTAATAGATGGCAACGACGATACCTTGCGGCGCACAAGTCGACCGCTGGAGAACTTATATAGATAGCCGTTTGCGCACAGTGAGTAGCCACCGTCAGGGCCGAAGCAGCCAGACATCGAGATCAGAAAGTCTTGCGCGCTTGTCGGAATATGGCGGACGCAATACAGGTAGCCACAGGCAAGCTCATCGGATGGCTGGCCGTATGATCGCCGCCAGTAGTAGAGGAATGCGGATAGTGCGCCGACGCCTTGGATGACGACCATTGAGATTGGCGACGGGAACTGCCAGGCGTACCAGGTGATACAGACTACGGCGTCGGAAATGTAATAGCCGCACAAGGCGGCTAATAGACATTTAAGGCGAAGGCTGCGCCACGGGGTTAGCGTGGCGCAGATTGCGAGAGCGGCCGCCATTCCGATTGGTCGCAGCGAGTCAGTGATGTACCAGGCAAAGCTAGCGGTCGGATCCGGCAGGAGCGCGAGCAGGTGTCGGCTGACCAAGGCCGCCAGCACGACCAGTAACAGGACTTTTACCGCACGGCTTGGCCTTTGGTTTTGTTGCTGGCTTGGCGACTGGTTTCGCACTTGGCTTGCTCGCAGGTTTCTTTGCTGTCATGACTATACATCCTTTGGTTAATTGTTCATCTATTGAAGCCGCGACCCCACGCGATTTCTTGCGCGGAATAACCACTATTTATAACGGCGCATCGCTCGGTAAGCACGTCAGCACCATATAGGTTCTGGTTCGTTCCGTCAGTCCAGATAAGGGCCTGCGTGGTAGGCGCAGGGAGGCCGTTACGCCCGGACAGATAAACCTTGTCCATGCGCAAGTCTGTCGTAGATCCCTGCACCGTCAAGCCAAATCCGCCAACGAGCGAAGATTTCATGTTCTGCGACTCGATGTAATGGCAGCCGACGAAAGCGTGACCTCTGCCACCGACACTGTCTGCCATCGTGTGACCGAGCACTACAGCTCGGCAGCCCTGGAACCAGAAGCCATGCTGCTCTGACTTGCCACCAGTTGCAGCGGTGCCAGTGACGTCGACGTGGTCAAGGTGCAACCCTTCAACGTTGAAGAACGACCAGGCTGGCACGCCTACTTCCGCAAGGTTCCCAATGTAGTCGGCGGTACACTTGCGCAAAAAGATGTAGGCGAACGCACGAGTCAGGTAACTTGCACGCCCCCGCAACAGGCGAGCCATGACGTCGTCCATTTCAAGATCGATGATCATGCCGGACGGATTGCTGTTGTCCGCAATGAGCCCGAGCGAGTGGTGGGTTCTGACGTCCTTGAACCTGAATTTCTGGATGTGCTGGGCGGTGTCAAGCATGACGGTATAGCCACCGGTTGAAAGGTGCTCGTCAGTCTCAAATCCAGATAGCCGAACTCCGTCGCCCTTCACCGTGAAAAGATTCGAGCCGCCTTGCTTGATCAGGTTGTGCCTGCTCCCGATGGAACTCCATGAGCTACCAGGAAGCATTGAAACAGGCGCGCCGACAACGATGTCGGCGCCACCCTCAACTACCACCGAACAACGAGCATTGACCGGTCGGTCAATTATATACTGGCCGTAGTCGACATAAACAACCCCTCCAATCTGGCAGTTTATTCTGTCGACAAGATCCATTATTTAGATCGACTCTGATGGCTGGTCGGGCCACATGATTTGAATCGGGAAGCCCTCTTGGCTAGGGATAGCCTGAAGATTTATTGCGTACTGATGAAGCTCTAGCAGTTTTTCTTTGAGCTTTCCTGCGTAAGTATCATCGCTGGTCATGTCAATCTCGCGTCGGACCATTTGCGTTCCTGCGTCATACACCGACCTAAGCAGGTAATCCCGTTGATTCCTTGCTGCATTAGCCAGCATCTCAAGATCTGGCTCTGGCTCAGGAGGAGGTGGTGGCGGAATAAACTCACCACTAGCGTATGAGTCACCGGGGCTTGCAGTATCGCTCCTGACAACCTCATGACCATCTGGCGGCGTCCATTCAACCGGCTCATCAAGCTCGATCACATTTACTACCAGGGCGGTAGCAATTTCAATCAGTGCATATCGCATTCTTATTTACCTTACGCAAAATGAAATAACTACGACAAGGCCAGCCGTCCCGCCGCCGCCTACTTGAGATACCGAGGTGCATGCCCCGCCAGATCCACCACCACCCCTTCCGCTCGAAGTTACGCCAGCACTTACCGGTCCTGACTGCGGCGCCCTACTGCTGAATGGACTCGCCGCACCAAATCCGCTTAATCCTCCGTTGGTGGTGCCCATGATAAATCCTACACCGCCAAACTCTCCTGGGATGTTTACGTCGCCACCGGTAGCTGTCCCGCCCGCCCCGCCGGATCCAGACAGTGCAATAACAGACCCTGACACACCCGCAGTCCCGCCGTTCCCGCCAGCGGTACTCAGAAGCGCGCCGAATGTTGTAGCGCCGCCATTACCACCGTTAGCGGCCGCGTTTCCAGGGGCTCCAGCACTCCCGATAGTTACAGACTGAGACGCGCCAACCTGCGCCGCCGTGAAAAGTTTTTCGCTATATCCCCCGGCGCCGCCACCACCTCCAGCCGAGCTGCCGCCACCGCCGCCAGTACATCCGGCGCCGCCGCCGCCACCGCCAACTTGTCTAACAAGGTGGTATAGGGCGCCAATAGGAGCCGTGAATGTTCCGGTTGCGCTAATTACGGTAAGGACTGGCTTCATAGTCCATGGAAGTATCTCCCATGCTCCATTGCCACCGTTAAATGCCGCATTGTAAATAACCTGAACGTATTGACCGGCCTGTATGGCGTCGGCAGGAATAGCGGCGTCACTCTGCGTGCGAATTGCCTTTGAGCCGATGAGCGTACCCGTGGTCTGCCCAATGTTTAGTGTTGAAGCCGCAGTGTTCGAAAATGCCGCCTTAAAAGTTAAGACCGCGCCATTCATATTTGCATAATCTGGCGGCAGCAATACGCCATTTGTCCCGGAGATCGGAGTAGCCACATAAGCATTCGCTGCGCCACTATCCTGAAATGACTCCGACTTTACGCCGTGCAGGAACAGGGATTGCGCGAGCTGCGTTGCTGATGCACCACTAAGAGTCTGCCCTGATCGCAGGACCGCATTCTCGGCTTCGCTCGCCAAGTTATTGAACTCGGCAGCAGAAAGCTGACCGCCAGGTGGTGGCGAGTTATCCGCCTTTGTGCCGAAATCCTGCATTTTATGGCCTCACTGGAAAATAATTAATACGTTGGCTGGGGCGATCTGCTCGAACACGCAACGAATGATGTTGTCGCCAGTCGAAACAAAGTTGAACGGAAACAAATACGGGAAGCCGCCTATCGCATCATTGAACGTGACATACAGCTTAAAGTAAGAGTTGCCGCTAGCAAAGTAGATTGGGAAGTCCAACGGAAACAGCTCCAGCTCTGCGCCAGGCGTTACGGTTACGCTGAGGCCTGTTAGCTGAAAGGCAAGGTCTTCATAATCCTGCTTTGTGACGAAAGGGATTTTACGCAATCGCAAGATCACCGCGTTTCGGCGATCTTCAAGCGAAGCCATTGCGCCAATGCATTCCTCTGGCAGGCCGGTTGATGTCTCCCAGTCAGGAAGAAGCTGATTAGTCAGTCTGATATTGAATTCGGTTGCCAGTGTTTCGATCTGGATCTGGATTGCCCTGAACTCGGCGGCGCAGGCGCTAGTCACCGCATGCATGCCGGTGCCAGCAAGATTCTTTGCCTGCCATGCTCTGCCGTCAGGAATGGTCGATGCCAGCTGCCTGGCAGCCTCTTCCTGAGATGGCGCCGTGAATTTCATCATGGGAATGTCACCGCACCAAGAACCGGGATATTCCCGTCGGCGACAACGATTGCAGCTGTAGGGCTGGATAGCGTGAATGACTGCAGGCGATCTCCAGTAACGGTATCCCGCGTATTCTGGATGGCCCCCTGATAGCTCGGCGCCGGAATATCTTCCTCGAATGTAACGCTATCCTGAAAGAAAGCGATCAGCTGATTCCTGATTGATGTCTTCATTGTTTCGGTATTGGGTAGGATCGCCGAGAATGCAAAGTCCACGACCTGCGCAACTGGAGCCAAAACAAACACGTCATCTGCGCGGGTATGCGCAGGCAACTTGCCCTGCTCGATGATCGCAACCTTGGTCTGATCAAGGATGCTTTGCGTTGGAATGATGTTGGCGTCGTCATCGCGCACGATAATCACGACGACCTGTCCGGCAGCGGGGCTGTATGACGGCAGACCTTGAGTGCCACTGCCGAGCGCGGTAACTGGACGCTTAACGAACACTCGCGTGTTGCCGGGAATCGTGCGTGCCGCAATCTTAATCTGGTCCTCGGTGAATACGCCGCTGATATTCGCGCGACTCTCGATAATCCGATCACGGTATGGATCATCTTTTTCAAGATCTGCGCCACCACTCACGCCGGCAAACTGAACATAAGCCAGAGAGTCAAGATTCGGCAGGCTGACATTCAGCGTTGCACCAGCGATCATGTTGGTTCCTGGGCCGGTGGTATCGGCCTGGATATTCAGCGATGCGAAGTTGCTGGTCTCGGTAATCACACCTGTAGCTGGCGTTGCTGGAGCGCCAACAACCTGATAAGTAAATGTGTCCGGGCCTATCACCGTGACTGGCGCCGATACGTTATAGGCTGCCTGATCTGCGCCAGAGATTGTCATGGACATGCCGGTCGCGAGTCTGTGCGGAGTTGGCGTGATAGCGGTTGCGGTAGTTCCTGAGCGAGTCAGCGACGAAAGCAGTAGCGCCACGGTCTCTACGGCGGCAGGCGAAAGCACGGTGTAGACCACGCTATTCGACCCGGTGAACTGCTCGCCAGCATTGATAACCGTTGCCACTACGCCGTTAAGGCTGACGGGGCCGCTTGCGCCGGTAGCCGGATTTCGCGGCAGATTCTCATAGCTACCCCAGCGATCAAGGAACTCATCGGTGGCGGTCTGCGGGAACATTTCCTGCTCAAGATCGCGCACCAGAAATCCCATCGCGTGAGCCATGGCGCCGCAGCCGTCGATGAACCCACGAGACCATGAGCCGAACACGGTCGGGTCGACATTCGGCAGTTGCCTGCGGAACTCAGCGCGAGCCGTTTCAATCAGCTGCTCAAGTGTTGGGTATGACAGAGGCATTCGTCGCTCTCCAAAGAGTCTGGTAACGGCTCACGACGTTAGAGGTGTCCGTGATCTGAATAGTGATGATGATACCCGTCTGCGACTGGCGTGTCAGATTCACAAGCACGCCGAGAGCTACGCCGTCGTCAACCATCCACTGGAATGCATCTTGAGCGGCCAGCCTGGCGACGTTGAGAGTTTCCTGCGTGATCCTTGTCTGATCGAGAACCCACAGGATCGACCCAAGTTGGCGCATGGTTGCGGCAGTCATCAGGTTGCCAATCCAGCCGCGACGATTCTGCGGCTCAGCAACCAATGCGGCCGGAGCCCTGGCGTCAGTGAATAGCGAAACCGGGATTGCAGTTTCGAATCCGCCAGCCGACGCGAACTCATTGCCTTCTATGACAAAATCATAAAGGCCGTCGCGATTGGCGCGGATCAAAATATCCTGCATTGGTTATGTCTCTATGAAGTCGTCGGCTGTCACGGTGCCGGGAGTCACGATATTCCCGGATGAGTCTATAGTAACGCCATTCAGGTTTATTTGTGTGGCGGTAGCTACGATGTTTCCGGTCACCGTTGCATTCATGCTCCCGCTAACCGTGAGCGTCACGTCGCCAGTGATATTGGCGATCAGGTTTCCTGCCTCGGTGAACACTTCGATGTCGCCGTTTTCCCTGAACATTGCATACGAGCCGGTCAGGTAATTGGCTAGGCCAACTTCGCCAGTGGCGGTATCGCGAACCGGCCGGATGTTCGGGTGATCAGCGAGACCAATAGACGCCGACTCCTGGCCGTTCTGAGGCAGCAGTAGAACCTGACTCCCTTCTGGTGGGTTGCTGATCAACCCATAAAGGCTGGCAAGCTGGATTGGCTGACTTTGCCTCCCAAGCCAGGACGCCGCGCCGCGCCGAGTGCCGCCAGAGTCGTCTACCGATTCCAGGTTGCCAGTTTTCAGCTTTGCGTCCTTCATCCAACAAACCCCGCGAATGGATCTTCTTTGC